CCACCCAAGGCATGACCCTTGGTCATACGCCATTTCACAAAGAAATCAGAGAAATAATAGTAGTTCTTGATGATGTTCTTGGCCACCTCGCGGTACCCGCACTCCAGGCCGTTGGCCTCCCAGCTGTCAAGCCACTGCTGTATCTCCGGCGATTCCTGATATACACGCACAAACTTGCCGTCTTTGAGCTCACGTTTATACACTGACAGACCCTGCCCGTACAGTATGTCACGCTGCTTGCGCAGCAGCTGCGGCAGCAGCCTGTTCTGCTTGATGTCGTTCTCTATCTCCTCGCACTCAGTATCGGCAGCGCCGCGTGCCAGGATCTGGTAGCCGTTGACTCCGTACCAGTTCTGCTCCAAGTCTGATCGGAACATAGCCGGTACCGCCAACATGTCGTTAGGCTGAAACTTGTCACCCATCTGGAAGCCTATGACATTGCCGTCCATCAGGAACAGTCCCCTATTGCCTATGAATGATAACTCCTCTTTCATTTGAGCCAATCTATTTTATGCATCTTGTATCCGTCGTTAGGGAATGCCATGAAGCGTATCAGGATCCTGTAGCACTGCCTGGGTTGTCCGTCCTTATCGGTGTACAGGAAAAGGTTGTCTCCAGCTACGAAAACCTTCTCGTCCGGCATCTGTGTACGCCAGGTACAACCCTCCTCTGTCTTGAGTGTGGCCGATGCCTGGTTCTTGCGCAGGGAGCACGGGAAGAACGCCATGTTAAAGTGCGCACCCGGCAGCTTGGAGACCTCACGCGCCCAGTTCAGGGCCTCGATGCCTGACAATACTATATCGTCCGCTTCATTCATACCAAAACAAATGTATGCGCACACGCGCGAACACCAAAGGACGTGTTTCCCGTCATATTTCCCACGGCATCCGGAGCCGTGTCCGTCACGTCACGGAAGGAGCGGGGCGTGGTCCCTTCCGTGCGATGCGCTTTTTTGAGTGCGTTTTTGATTGATTTAGTGCGCTGAATGCTATTTTTTTATGAAAAAACGTGATGTAAACAACAATCAGGATTGAATATTGCCGGATACTATATTGTAATATTCTCAGGCAGGTCATCCGGGATGGTAGAGAGCTCACCGGCCATTTTGTCCCAGTAAAGACCATGCAGCAGGTAGATGAAAGCGCTCGGAATCTGTGTGGTCAGTCCGGCTTGGCGCTGCAGCGGCACCTTGACCTCTGATGTCTTGTCCAGTTCTATGCGGCCGTCGGTTTTCTTAAGCGGACAGAGCGGTATTGCGCTGCACAGGTTGCTGCATTCGTTCTCATCGATGAGTATATGCGGCAGGTGGTTGCTGCGGTCGCTGAACAGCAGCATGAGTAGCTTGAACTGTTGCCAGTGATAGACGGTGCTCTGACCTTCAGACATGAGTTGCACACTGTATCCGTAACTCTCCAGCTCGCGCTGCAGGGCCTTGGCATCGGTGGTGATACGCTCCACCTCTTCACGCTTCTTATTTGCAGCACGGTCGGTATAGAGGATTATGCGGCTGTTGACCGGATCGCCAAAGAACTCATGAAACTGACGCGCCAGCTCCGGCTGCTCATCCGGGTAGCACGCCCAGAACTCCTTGATCACGCGCAGCTCCTGTCCCAGACGTTTCTCCTGAGCGCATACCAGGCTGGAGAAATGGCCGGGGTCATAACCTACCAGGATCTCGTCATGCGGATCGTAGTATTTCAGGTACCGGGCGGTCAGGATAAAGTGCTCACGCAGATCCAGCTTCAGTATCGAGTCATACCGGTACCCGTCACTGAACTGATGACGTTCCTTGTCATACGCGGCAAAGAACTTGTTCACCACGGCCCGGATACGGACTGAGCAGATGGATGACAGGAACTCATCCATATCCATGGAGTCTATCTGTGTCTGGAAGAACTTGGGTCCCAGGATATCCTTATTGACAAAGCTGCTCACTCGCAGGTAGTAGCTGGCGTTACGGCGCATCTCATCCAGACGCGGCTGCCACAGGTTGACCTGGCGCTGCAGACGCTCCGCCTGCAGGCGTGCTATCTCGGCCTTGGCCGGATCCTTCAGGTCGTGGCGTATATGATCCATCCTGAGCAGGTCATAGCGCGCCCGGTTGACATGGCAGGCTACGGTGGCTATCTCATCCATCAGCTGCTCGTTATTGTTATTCTCAAACTCCTCAAACCAGTTATCTTCACCCAAGTCTATGCGTGCCGTATCTGACACACCGGTGATACCCTGGTAATACGGCGACATGCGGATCTCTGCAGGGCCGCCACGCAATGAGGGGAACAATCGGGTCTTGAGTTTCTCGCCTTTGTTGTGTTTCATCTCCTCTATGAAAGCATGCACGCCGCTGCGGCCGGCCACGCTCTCCGGCTGGTCTGATGACACCAGCTGCAGGTGATGTCCGTTCCGGAATATTATGCTGTGTTTGGGATATGCTATGGGATAGCGCGGAGGTGTGAAATGAGACGGCAGGTTTGCCTCTCCTATCACGAAATCTATGCCCTCCTGGAACATGGGGCGTGACACGCCGCCTACAGTAATGCTCGATGACAGATAGGCCTGTATATTAGGCCATACGTTGGTCAGCAGAGCCACGTATGTCTTATGTACCAGGAATGACAGCTCGCGTGGCATGGACTGCATGACACGTACTATGCGCGGACCCATGACACGGTCTGTCTTACCGGCGGCTCGGCCGGCTTCAAGTATGAGCACGTTGGGGTCAATGAGATTGACCTTGCGCTGCATGGCGTTCACATACTGCTCTACAAATTGCTGCAGCTGCTCCAGGTCAGTCTTGGATGTCTTCATACTGGACCTCCTCTATGTCTGCGTCTTCCAGCAGACGTTTCTTTTCGTTCTTATCAACGGGCAGGCCGTCTATCAGCTTGGCGTAATAACCCTTGGCCGCCTTATGTGCGATATCCTTCAGGGACTTGGTGCGGAATCCCAGGTCTTCAGGTTTGGTCTCCGGGGTGAACAGGAAGAGGATATCCTGTCCTGACCGCTCAGTCTCTGACATCTCGGCGGCGCGGCGCCGGCATTCCAGGGCAGACTTGTAGCACTCGCGCTGGGTGCGGTAATCGCCGGTGGCGGCGGCCATCTTGGCCAGATCCTCAAACTTATTGGCAAAGTCAGTCTCCCATACCCTGACCGATACGCTGCTGTCTGATCCGAAATAGTTCAGAGCTGAATAGACGCGCTCCATACACGCGCGTTCACTTATCTGCACTTGCTGTACGGCCATGATACGCAGGCGCAGCTTACGCGCAGCGCGTGATATGTTGCGCTCGGTCTCATATATCTCTGCTGCCCAGGTCATCTGCCGCAGGAATAGCTTCAGCTCTTCAGGGATTCCCTCGCCCTTACCGCCGGACAGATAGGTAGCTATCAGATCCGGATGTATCTTGGATAGTTCAGTCAGATAGTTCATACTCCAAACAGTTTATATCGCAGTTCTGATTCATGCAGCGCATTCTTGTATTCCTGGAATGCCTTGACAGCATCAGGATCTCCAGTCAGGGCCTTCTCCATAAGCTTACCAAGCATCTGTTCTTGTCTGAATAACACGCCTTTCATATACGATTCCTGATAGACGTCTCCCGGAGTATCAATACGGATCAGCAGAATCTGCTGTTCCAAGCGCGTCAATCCAAGCATACGGACTATGCGCGTAGTGGAAAAACCTTTCTCGGCCAATTCAGCAACACGCGCCTGATAGTCATCGCTCAGAGTCACCTTGTCCGGGACATCAGGAAGCGGAGGTATGGCGTTATTTTTCTTCATCTGATTGCAGTATTGATTTGTACAGATCCTGACGGCGGCGATGCTCGCGCAGCAGCTTCAGATCCGAATCGTGGCGATCCTTACGTTTAGGATCCTTGATAAAACGTGAGTAACGCTTCACGTTATAGCAGCAGTTGGAGTATTCCTGCAGGAACTGTTCCGGATCCTCCCGGCGCAGACGCTCCAGCTGTGCGCGCTCGGAACGGTCGGCAGTCAGAGGATGCTCGTAGAGCCACTTGCCGGTATCATTGAAACTCTGCAGCTCAGCAAAAGCCTGGAGGTTACGGACGCGCAGTGAAGCCATCTCCAGAATGTCACGTTCAGACGGGTTGGAGTCAAGAACCTGGTTCAGCTGGTTCATCTTACGAAAGGTGGCCACTCTGTCATTATAGATGAGAGTGGCCATCTGTACGTCCGTATCAAACAAATTATCCCAGTCTATTCTTGGGTACTCTTGCTCTTTCCTGACTTTTTTTTTGCCTCTTCGCCTGCAGCTGCTCCGGCTGCAGATTCCTCCTCTTTGTCAGACTTATCACCAGCACCCTCTCCGGATCCTTCGCCGGATCCTTCATTTGCATCGTCATCATCTCCGGATCCTCCCTGGCCGGAATTGTCCTGAGATGCTGAGTTGAGCTTTTCTGCAACCTGGGCTGCTTTCTTGAATCCTGCAGACTGCAGAGCGGCCGGTATATCCTGGGGAGATGCGGTTTCGTCGAGGATCTTGCGGATCTGACGCTGCTTCTCTGCGGAATATCCCTTGAACAGCTCCTTCTGT